TTCCGAACGACGAGGCTGCAGCCCTCTGAGGATACCCCCCCTGCCCTAAATTCTGGAAGATCGCCCGCCCCAGACCGGCCGCGCCCCTTCGCTTCGAGCGCGCCAGCTGTTCTCACGCGAGGGGGGGCTATCTCGGCAGGAGGGAGGTGGTGAGATGACCTACAAACCGAAGCGGATCATCAAACATAAAGAGGCGAAAAAGCTGTTTAAGATCCTTATTCAGGAATTGGAGAAGGATGACAACCTGAACGACCGAACCCTCATGATTGTTGACAATATGGTCCTCCTGGAGCAACTGAAGCAGGAACATATGGACGACATCAAGGAACGCGGTGTGGTAGAGCTCTTCAAAAATGGCTCTCAGGAGATGTTCCGGGAAAACAAGTCGGTGGACAAGATCCTGAAGATCGTCGAGCAGCAGCGGAAACTGCAGGCGGAACTCAAGCTGACGCCTGCCTCCGAGAAGAAGGTCACGGAGGCGGTGACGGTGGATGAGTTCGAAGCATTCTGATCTGCTCACCACCCAATACGCCCGGGATGCTGTTGCCGGCCGGATCGTCGTCTCCAAGAAGGTGCGCCAGGCGTGCGAGCGCCATCTCCGGGATCTGGAGCAGCAGGGGACGGACGATTTCCCTTGGGTGTTCGATGAGGAAAAGGGGTTCCGCCCGATCGATTTCATCCAGCGGTTCTGCAAGCCATCCAAGGGGAACTACAAACGGCTGGAGCTGCAGCCGTGGCAACATTTCATCATCGGTTCCCTGTACGGTTGGGTCCACAAAGACACCGGGCTCCGCCGGTTTAAGGAGGGGCTCATTTTTGTTGCCCGGAAGAATGGGAAATCAACGATGGTGTCTGGCTTGGCCAACTATGGATGTTCCAAAGACGGAGAGAAAGGCGCGGATGTCTATCTACTGGCCAACAGCATGAAGCAGGCCCGTGTGGTGTTCGACGAGTGCCAGAAGATGGTCAAGGCATCGCCGCTTTTATCCAAGCACTTCCGGGTGCTCAGGGATGCCATCCACTTCGACAAAACGTTCTCCAAGATCGAGCCGCAGGCGTCCGACAGCGAGAAACTGGACGGGCTCAACTGTCATCTCGGGATCTTCGATGAGATCCACGAATACAAGGACTACAAGCTGATCAACGTCATCAAAAACTCGACGGGAGCCCGCCGGCAACCGTTGATCCTATACATCACCACCGCCGGATACCAGTTGGACGGCCCGCTGATGGATTACTACGAGAAGGCGGCTGACGTACTGGAAGGCGTGATTCAGGATGAACGTTCTTTTTACTTCATGGCTGAGCTGGATGAGGAAGACGACATCGAGGATCCGGGCAACTGGGTGAAGGCCAACCCAAACCTGGGCTTAACCATCAACCTTGATGACATGATCGAGGAGTGGAACAACCGGAAGCATATCCCGCCGGAACGAAACGACTTCATTACCAAACGGTTGAACCTGTTTGTCCAGTCGGACGAGCAGTCCTTCGTCGATTTCGAGGTAATCAAACGGAATGACAGCGTGATCGATCCGGCGGAGCTGACCGGTCGGAACTGTGTCGGCGGTTTTGACCTGTCGCAGACGGAGGATTTCACCGCTGCCTGCTTGGAGTTCCCGCTCGATGACGGGCGGGTTTTTGTGTTGTCTCATTCATTTGTCCCGCGGCGAAAGGTGGAGCTGGACAACGAAAAACTTCCCTTCCGGGAGTGGCAGGAGGAAGGGCTCCTTACGATCTGCCCGGGAGACTACGTTGATTACAAATACATCTATAACTGGTTCATCCAACAGTCGGAGCGGTTCTCCATCGACCTGATTACCTACGACCCTGCCAACGCCTACCGATTGGTGGAGGACTTGAAAGGATACGGATTTCAGACGCAAGTGGTTCGGCAGGGTGCGCTGACCCTGAGTCCAGCACTCAAAGACATCAAGGAACTCCTTCTGGATGGAAAAGTGGTGTTCAACCGGAATAAGCTGTTCCGCTGGTATCTCAACAACGTGAAGTTGGTGGAAGATCGAAACGGAAACTGGCTTCCGACTAAACAGAATCGTTACCGGAAGATTGATGGCTTTGCCGCTTGGCTCAACGCCCATACCGAGGTAATGAAGCGGATGGTCACTCCACAACCTGTGGGGGAGGTGGAATTTGTGTCGATCAACGACCTGTTAAGGGGGTGATAAGTTGCGATTCATTCAGCGGGTGAAAATAGCGTGGAACGTGCTGACAGGTCGCTACAAAGGCAGCGGGTACGACTTCACCAAATGGTTTTCACCGAGCAATATCTTTGCCAGCAAAACAAGCAACACGCTGGCGACGGTTGAAACCATTTTCGCGGCGGTATCCCGGTTGTCCAATGCGATGGCCAGCTTGCCGATCAAGTTACGCCAGAATTATACCCCTGTCAACAGCCCGATAGCGGACTTGTTGGAGAACTCGCCCAATCCGAACATGACCAGTTTCGATTTTATCCGGACGATGGAAGTCTGCCGGAACACCTACGGGAACGGGTACGCGCTGAAAGTGTATGACGATCTCTTTCAGGTGACGGCCCTTTTGCCTTTGGATCCATCCCGTGTGGAGCCGGTCATTGAGGAAAAGACTCGCGAGTTGTGGTACGAAATCGACGGGGACAATGGTCGTTACTTCGTTCACAACATGGACATGATCCACGTCAAGCACATCCCGACGGTTGGGCAAAGTCTTGCTTATTATTCCGTTGGATATAAGGGGATTAGTCCGATCGATGTGCTACGTAACACAGTGGATTATGACCAAAAGGTCCGGACGTTCAGCTTGGAGCAGATGAATAGCGCCATTCTGGCTTCATTTATTTTGAAGCTGAGTGCGAACGTGTCGGAAGAGAAAAAAGCGAAATACCTCGAGAACTTCAAGAAGTTCTATCAAAACAACGGTGGTGTGCTTATTCAGGAGTCCGGAACGGAAATTGTTCCAATCGAGCGGAGCATCATCGACACGAAGGTGTTCGAGGTTGAAAAGATCACCCGTTCCCGGGTGGCCACCGTCTTCAACATACCAGTCCATATGCTGGGCGAGACCGAAGGGCAAAGCTATTCCAGCATGGAGCAACTGTCGTTGGAGTTTGTGCAGGGGACGCTCGTTCCAATTGTCCGGCAGTACGAGCAGGAATTTAACCGAAAACTACTAACCAAGCAGGAGCGTTTGCAGGGACTAACTTTCAAGTTTAATGTGAACGCTCTTTTACGCGGGGACATCAAAACCCGCGGGGAGTTTTATTTCAAGGGTATCCGCTCGGGCTGGTTCACACCCAATGAAGTGCGGGCCTTTGAAGAACTACCCCCGCTGGAAGGTGGTGACAAGCTCTACATGAGCCGGGATCTGACGCCGGTCAACGAACAAGAGGGGGAACGAGAGGAGGTGACGATAAGGAGGTGATAGACGATGAAAAAGTTTTGGGAAGTCAAAAACGCGGCGGATGACACCGGAGAACTCTACATCTACGGTGAGATCACGCCGTACAAGTGGGATGATACTGACACAACGGCACAGAGCTTCAAAGAGGACTTGGATGCCCTGGGTGACATCAAAACGCTTAACGTATACATCAACTCCCCGGGCGGGAGCGTCTTCCAAGGGCAAGCGATCTACAACATCCTGAAGCGGCAAAAGGTCCGGGTGAACGTCCACATTGACGGGTTGGCTGCAAGTATTGCGAGTGTCGTGGCAATGGCCGGCGACACTGTTTTTATGCCCAAAAATGCGATGATGATGGTCCATAACCCTTGGATGTTGGTTATTGGAAATGCCCAAGACCTTAGAAAAACGGCCGATGATCTGGATAAAATTCGGGAATCCATCATCGAAGCCTATCTGAGCAAAGCCGGCAGCCGGTTGAGTGTGGAGAAGATTTCCGAACTCATGGACAACGAAACCTGGCTGACCGCTCAGGAGTGCGCCGATTACGGGCTCTGTGATGAGGTGGTGGCCGAAAAAGAAATTGCGGCGTCTATCTCCGATGCAGAGTTGTTCCAGAGGTACAAAAACACACCGAAAGAGCTGCTGGAAGCCTTGAAAAACGCCAAAAAAGGTGACTTGAGTCAGGAAGAAAGACAAAAGTTGATTGCGGAATCCAAGAAAAACATTGAGCAAATCGACAAATTGATAGGAGGTTTGTAACATGACCCTTTATGAACTGAAAGAAAAGCTGGCTACTGTTGGTAATCAATTGAAAAACGTCGAGGAGCAGTTGGTGAACAAGGCGGCCAATCCGGCTGTCACCAAGGAAGAAATCGAAGAATTGAAGAACAAAAAAGCGGACTTGCAGCAGCGTTTTGAACTGCTGAAAGAGCAACATGACAAGGTCGAAAAGGAACAGCAAGCCAAAATCAAGCAAGAAAACCCCATCAGTGTGGTGGAAAACGAGGAAGGAAAACTGATCGCCGCCAAGGCCGAACTTATTCGCGCCGCGGTCGAAGGTCGTCCCATGTCCGATGAGGCTAGGAACGTTTTGCGTGCCCTTCCGGCACCGCAACCCTCCGGAGGGGAAAAGCTCCTGCCGACCACTATGACGAATGAACTGGTCCATGAGCCGTTCACGCGGAACCCGCTCCGGGAAATCATCCGCATGACGAATATCAAGGGCCTGGAAGTACCCAAGATTGCCTACACGCTGGATGATGACGCCTTCATCGGGGACGACGAGACCGCGAAGGAGATCGCCCTGACGGGGGATAAGGTTTCCTTTGGTCGGCACAAGTTCAAGGTGAAGGCCCGAATTTCGGATACGGTCCTTCACGGTTCCGATACCAACTTGGTCAACTACGTGGAGAATGCCCTGCGTTCCGGTCTGGCCGCCAAGGAGAAGAAAGTGGCCTTTGCTACCACTCCGGCCGCCGGGGAAGAGCATATGTCTTTCTACTCCGCGCAAAACGCGGTTCAAGAGGTGGAGGGTGCCGATCTGTTTGAGGCTATTACCAACGCCATTGCGGACCTCCATGAGGACTTCCGGGAAAACGCCCGGGTGGTGATGCGCTATTCCGATTATGTGACCATCCTGAAGAGCCTGGCCAACAACGCTGCCACCCTGTACAACGCGCCGCCGGAGAGCATCATCGGGAAGCCTGTCACCTTCAGCGATGCCGCGGTTAAGCCGATCGTCGGGGACTTCAACTTTGCCCACCTGAATTACGACGGGATGCTCGTCTACGACACCGACAAGGATGTGGACAAAGGGGAATATCTCTTTGTGCTGACCGCTTGGATCGACATGCATTTGCTGTTGAAGTCCGCATTCCGGATTGCGACGGTTGCACCTGAAGCACCTGAAGCACCTGAAGCATAAGGGGGCATGAATGATGCCCGAGTTGACGTTGGATGAAGTGAAAACTTATCTGAGGATCGACGGGAGCGAGGATGACGCCATCCTCGCTCTCCTCATGAATAGCGCCAAAGAGTATCTGGCCAATTCCGGTATCCCGGAACCGGAACAAGGATCGGAAAGCTCCTTGTATAATCTGGCCGTGATGCTGTATGTGGCCCTCCACTACGAGAACCGGGATCCGGCGGCGAGAATGAACAAATTCAGTTTTGCTCTGGAGAGTATCATCTTGCAGCTCAAAGATTATGGTGAATCAACGGAAGAGGGGGGATGATGGTGGGGAGGTATCAAGTGACCGCGAACTTCATTGACAAGTATACGAAGAAGTATCACGCCAAGGGTACAGTGTATGAGACGAACAGCGAAGAAAGGGCAGAGGAACTAAGAAAAGGCGGCTTCTTGGGGGAAGAGATCCAACCGGAGCCGGACCATGCGGAACCCCCGAAGCGGCCCAAGAGCGGCAAACGGAAAGGCAAAGGCAAACGGAAAGGCAAAGGTGGAACTGGAGATGAATCCGGCTGAGTTCAACCGCCGGATCACGATTCAGCACCAGAACGGGTACACCCGGGATGCGGAGGGTAACGCGCGGCCGAATTGGGAGGACTTCCTCACCCTGTGGGCCGGGAGAGTCCCGCTAACCACCCGGTGGCGGGAGTTTTTCGGGTCCGCTGTCGAAAACGCGGAAATGGTGGTGGCCTACAAAATCCGGTATCGGAAAGGGATTCGGCCGAATATGCGCGTCATCGATGACGGCCAAGTTTACGACATTGTGGCCGTTCTGGATGACATCGACGGCCGGCGACGGGTGACCCATCTGATGTGCAAGGTGGTGATGGCCGGTGGCTAAGGTGCGAATGGAAGGGATACAAGGTCTGTTGAGGGAACTCCAACGCCTGGGGGAAAAGGCGAACCGGATTGAAAATCAGGCACTTAAGGAAGGGGCCGAACCGGTGGCGCAAGCGATGCGCCAAAAGGTCAGGGTCAGCACCAAAAACCAGCCGCACATCCGGTATAACATCGAAATTTCCCGGGTGAAGCAAGAGGACAACATCAAATACGTGGAGGTCGGGCCAAACAAAGAAACGAACTGGCGGGCGCGTTTCTTGGAGTTTGGTACATCCAAGATGCGCGCTCGTCCGTTCATGGGGCCGGCCGCGGCTGAATCCCGGGGGAAAGTGCTGGCCCGGATCGAGCGGGCTCTCCGCCGGGGGTTGGGGCTGAGATGATCAACCTGAAACCCGAGGTCCTGTCCGCTCTGGAAAACAACCAGGAGTTGATCGGGTTGTTGGGCGGCCCACGGATTTATTATTTGAAAGCGCCGGATGCCATGGAGTTCCCGCGGATCACCTTCTTTGAAATGACCAATTTTGATGACCAATACGCCGACGATGCGGCTCTTTCCACTGAGGTCCACTTCCAGATCGACATCTGGAGCAAGGACGGCAATATGACGAGCATTGCTCAGGAAGTGGACAAAACCATGAAGCAGATCGGATTCCGGAGGACTTCCTCCATTGATCTGTATGAAGATGACACCGAAGTCTATCACAAAGCCTTACGATATGAGACCAATCGAATCATCGAGGAGGTATCGGTATGAGCGGAGTGCAAGTGGGTTTGAGGGATCTACATTACGCGATCCTGACGCAGGATGATGCCATGGGAGTGGCTTATGAGGACCCGGTGAAGATTGCCGGGGCGATCAGCGCGACCATTACGCCGACGGTCAACACGGAAACCCTGTTTGCCGACGATGGACCGGCGGAAACAGTTTCGGCTTTGGGCGAAATCACCGTGGAACTCCAGGTGAAGGATCTTCCCCTTCCGGTGCAGGCTGCCCTGTTGGGGCATGATCTGGAAAACGGGGTATTGATCCGGAACGCGGACGATAACGCCCCCTATGTTGCTCTGGGGTTCCGATCCCTCAAAAGCAACGGGAAATACCGTTATGTGTGGCTGTACAAGGGGAAATTTGCTCCTCCGGAGCAGCAATATCAAACCAAGGAAGACACCCCGGCGTTTCAGACCCCGACCATCACGGGAACCTTTGTGAAGCGCGAGTATGACGATGCCTGGCAAGCTGTCGGAGACGAGGATGAGCCGGGCTTCACGGCTGGAGCCACTTGGTTTGATGCAGTTTACGAGAAGCCGTCAACGTAAAAGGGAGAGGGAGACCTCTCCCTTTTTCATTATGAGGAGGGAATGGATTTATGGTGGAATTGACCCTGAAAATGGGCAATAAGGAAAGGACTTTTACCGCTCCGTTCATCAGTGCCCGGATGTTGCGCAGAACGATCGAGATCGGACAACAGGTGGATCAGAGCAACATCAAGCCCGAAGATGTGGACCGGATGGTGGACTATATCGTGGAGCTGTTCGGAAAACAGTTCACCCGGGACGATGTTTATGACGGCCTGGAAGCCAGAAAATTGATCCCCACCATTATGGCCTGTATCCAGGAAGTCACCGGCCAACTGAATGAGGCGACGGAGCCGTTGGTGGGAAAAAACGAGTGACCGGGGAGGACGAAGAAATCTCCCCGGAAGATTTTATGTTGAGCATCTACAGCCACCTGCTGGAACAGGGGTGGACCATGAAGGACATCGACGAAATGGACATCTTTTATTACTTCAAGGTTTTGGCTTACCGCAAACGGACGCGGAACAAGGCACCGAAAGGATACATTGATCAGGTCCTGTGAGGGGGAGGTGAAGCGGGCATATGGCGGAAAAAGAGCTCGGGAAACTTACCGTCCGGGTGGATATGGATGGCACCGGTTTTCAGCGCGGCATTTCGGATCTGAACCGGCAGATGCGGGTGGCGCAGTCGGAGTTTCAAAAGGCCAGCGCGAAAATCGGTGATTTCGGCAAAAGCACCGAAGGGCTGCGGTTACGGGCGGATTCGCTCAACCAGCAGATCGGCATCCAACGGCAACGGGTGGCGGCTTTGGCTCAGGCTCACGCAGCATCAGCGCAGGCGAAGGGAGCCGACGCCAAGGAGACGCAAAACCTGGCTATCCGGTTGAACAAAGCCCAAGCGGCCTTGTTCAAAATGGAACGGGAGCTGAAGGATGTCAACGAGCAGATTCAAAGGCAAAGCTCTGTTTGGCATCGGTTGGGGCAAAGGTTGGAATCCGCCGGCAACAAAATGGAAACCATCGGGAGCCACATGGCCAATGTAGGCCGTAGCATGAGTATGTATATCACCGCCCCCCTCACGCTGGCTGCGGGCGCTTCGATTAAATTCGCGGTCGATTTTGAGAGCGCCTTTGCTGGCGTCCGCAAGACGGTGGATGCGACTGAGGCGGAATTTTCCGCCTTCAAACAAGAGATCCGGGACATGGCAAAGACTATCCCCGCCACCACGGAGGAAATTGCCCGCGTTGCGGAGGCGGCCGGTCAACTGGGAATCCAGAAAGACGCCCTAATGGGCTTTACTCGGACGATGGTTGACTTAGGAGTTGCGACCAACATGACCTCCGACGAGGCGGCAACCGCTCTGGCCCGTCTGGCCAATATCACCCAGATGTCGCAAAAAGACTTTGATCGTTTGGGTGCCACGGTGGTGGCCTTGGGCAACAACCTGGCCACCACGGAGTCCGAAATCATTGAGATGGCCCTCCGTTTGGCCGGTGCCGGACACCAGGTCGGCATGACCGAAGCGCAGATTCTGAGCTTTGCCGGGGCACTTTCCTCCTTGGGGATCAATGCCGAGGCCGGCGGTTCGGCGTTTTCCAGAGCATTCATCAATATCGCCAACGCCGTTGACAAGGGCGGAGAAAAGCTGCAATTGTTCGCCAAAGTAGCCGGAATGTCAACGGATGAGTTCGTCAAGCGCTTCAAAAAGGACGCAGCTGATGCTGTGATCGCTTTTGTCGAGGGTCTTGGCCGGATGAGGGACAGCGGTGAAAACGTATTTGTCACTCTGGAGAAACTGGGACTCTCTGAAATTCTGCTCCGGGACGCCCTGCTCCGGGCCGCTGGTGCCGGGGATCTCCTCCGGGAAAGCATTGAATTGGGAACCCAGGCTTGGGAGGAGAACAATGCACTAACCAAGGAAGCATCAGAGCGGTACAAGACTGCGGAAAGTCAATTCAAGATCCTCTGGAACCGGATCAAGGACGTGGGGATCACCTTGGGTGAGGCCCTAGTACCCGCTCTCTTGAAAGTGCTCGACAACATCGATCCCCTGATTGATATGATTGCCAACCTGGCCAACTGGTTCGCCGATCTCTCACCCGGTATGCAACAGGTGATCATAGTGGCCGGCGGACTTGCGGTCGCGCTTGGCCCGCTGATTATGATCATCGGGGATCTTGTTGCTGCTTTGGGTGGGGTGATTTCCGTTCTAGGCATTGCTTCTGGAGCGATGGCCAGTGCTGGAGGGGCAGGAGCGGCTCTTGGCGGGGCTCTGGCAGCTTTAACCGGCCCTGTAGGGTTGATTGTCGCCGGGATCGCTGCTCTTGTAGCTGCTGGGACCGCTTTGTATTTGAATTGGGAGAAGCTGAATGAGCGGTATCCCAGGCTGATGAAAGTGTTGTCCTATACTAATCCTTTATTCATGGTGGTCAACGCTATAAAGAGGATTGAGGACGCCTTTTCCGACGCAATCCCGGAAGTTGATCTGTTCGGGGACAAGGTTTCCAAATCAACCAAAAAGGCGCTGGGTTCCTATTTTGAGCTGGAGAAAGGGGCCATGTCTGCCCTGAAGCGCCTATATTGGTCTGGCGATGTCGTCACAAAGGACACGGCGGAGAAAATTGCCGGCAACTTCGATCAGATGGCATCGCAGATCATCGAGGGGATGAACAAGAAGCAGGAAGAAGCCACCCGGGTGCTCGGAAACTGGTTTAAGGCCGAGGCTGTTTTACCCCAAAGCCGAGAAAAGGAGATTTTGCAGAAACTGAACAACCACTATGAGGAGCAGAGGAAACAGGTCGAAAAGGGCGAAAAGCGAATCAAAGAAATCATGGAGACTGCCAGCAAGGAGCGGCGATCGATCACCTCGGAAGAGTTTGTCGAGATCCAACAATACATGTATAACTTTCGCACTCAGGCCATAGAAAACCTGACCAAATCCGAGCAAGAACAACGGATCATCCGGGAACGGATCGCCAACCAAAATCGGGAGATCTCCGCCCGGGAAGCCGCGGATATCGTCAGAGAGAGCAAGAAGGCAACGGATCAGGTAATCAAGGACGCGCAAAAAGTGCGGGACGAAAAGATCGCCTGGGCGATCAAGGCACGGGATGAGTTGGGCATCATCTCTGACGAGGAAGCCCAGAAATTGATTGCCAACGCCAATTTGGAATATGACAAAACCGTCGAAAAGGCCAAACAGCGACATCAAGATGTGGTGAATGAAGCAAAAGCGCAAGCTAGGGAACATGTGAATGAGGTAGATTGGGAGACCGGGGAAATTTTAAGCAAGTGGGAAGTGGCTAAAAACAATCTGGCTAACACGTGGGATAACATTGTTCAAAATGCAAAGAACAAGTGGGACGAACTGAAGGGATGGGCTTCAAAAGAGTGGGAGTCAATCAAACGCAGGGTCGAAGAAAAGGTTGAGAACATGAGATCATCAGTGAATAGCAAAATGGAACAGGTGCGAAAGAGTGTCATTGATAAATGGGAACGGGCAAAGAAATATCTATCCGAGATTGATCTCCGGTCCATTGGAATCCGGATTATTGACAGCTTGACGGGTGGTCTCGCTTCGAGGGCTATATCGTTGTATAACAAAGCCCGGGAGATTGCCAACAATGTCAAAAGTACAATCGAAAGGGCTCTGGATATGAGGTCACCATCTCGGGTGATGATGGAGATTGGCCGGAATATTGGTGAAGGAATGGCCATCGGAATGAGGCAGTCTCTGCCCAAGATCATGGATCAGGC